TTATTCCCACATTTTTAGCAGCTTGGACGGCTGGCCATTCAAGTTTGCCACCACGAAGTACCCATTCATGACTGTTGGCTGCCATTTCGTCATGCGAAGAGTTAATTCTGGCTAACGTTTGGACTTTGTTATAGGCAATCGTTTGACTGACTGTGTGTGTATTGATTTTATTAAATGCATTGTTAGTCCTGACATCTGCCATCGCACCCCAAGAGTTTGCCAATCTAGGGTCTAGGTTCTTGGACAATTCCTTTTTAAACTTATTTAAACCGTCAATGTATTGCTGTTTAGCGTCCGAAGCTGCACGACCATTGAGTTGACTAAACTCACCCATCTTTTCTCGAATGTGGGCGGAGTAGTTGTTGTCCATTTCACGAAGAACACCTTTGTCATACTCATCTCTAATCTTCATTTGCTGATTGAAAAGCAGGTCGCTCTGCTTAGAGACTTCCTTACCCAAGCCAATTTGAGCTTGCGCCACATTGCCACCGAAGGCATCGCTTGATACACTTATATTTTGACGCGCATTAATACCACGCGACTGCAATTGACCGATTTCATATTTAGGTACTGTTGGCATAATGTCTCCTTAATTTAAACGTATTTATACTTGTACCATTTGTCGGCAACGCTCCCAGCACCTGATAACAAAGAAGTCATAGCGCCATAACGACCAGCCGATGCAGCGTTCTGACCAGAGATTCGATTAATGCCAGCCTGGGCACTTTGATTCATCGCTGCTACCTTATAATCGTAAGCTTCACGCTCTGCATTTGAACGGATGGTTAATGCATCCAACTCACCTAATTCTGCGGTATCTCCTAAGATGTCTAGTGCTGAACCAGAATCCACCTCTACACCACCGGCTGCAATAACTGATCTTTGCCTGCCTTTGAGTTGAGAGATCTTTATACGGTGCTGCTTCTCTTTAATAGCTCCACGATCGGTCGCGTCTTGGGCTTGCCATTCGGCTATCTGTTTGTTGTTCTCGTTAACCTGGGCTTGATAATCATATTGCTGTTGTTGAGCTTGGGCTTGAGCTTTTTGACCTTGGTACTGCATAACCGTTCCAATCCCCTGCATACCCATCGATATGTTGGCCATCATAGCTTGAGCGGCTGTCATCCCCCCTACAGTACCGGCTACTGCTGCTGTAAAAAAACACATTATTCTTTCTCCAAATCGTTTGGATATGGGTATCTATAAGCCCATGTACCTGGAGGGCTTAAGCGTCTAGCTTCATTTATTGTCATTAAACTGGCTGCATCTCTAGTAAACTTGCCTACCCTTGGTGGTGTTCCGGTTTTCTTAGATATGGCCTTCGCTATATTTCCATATCCTTGCGCTCCAGCTCTAATTACTTGCGCTGCTCTAATCATTGCTACACACATTATTCTGACTCCATACTAAAATGATAAAAATCTTTATTCTGTACACCGTAAGGTCTGGCCTCATCAAACTTAAAACCCATCCACTTTAACCAGTGAATAGCTACCTTGTTTCTAACATCTACATAATTTTCCATATACTTATAGAGTGATCTAAATTTCTTAATGAAAGGCTTACACCTTCTTAAAAATGCCATTGGGTGTTTTTCAATTACTGGTGTGGCTAATAACCAAGGCGAACCCTTAGAGCCGATGATTGAAATCGGACACACCCCCCAAATGCATGCTATCTCACCGTTCACTAACCCAGACTTAACGTAACTGGACAGTTCAACTGAATCCTGCACAATTTGCTTTAATGGTCTTGAGCTAATCGCAGCCACTTCATCACGATCGGCTTGACGCATATTTTCAACCAACGCCTCAATATCCCCAGGTTCGACATCTCGAATCTCAACTTTAGTTGCCAACTTCCACCTCCGGTATTACTGCAAGCAGTGTGATTGGCAATGGGTCATCTTGTCGATAAAAAATTGAACCAGAGGCTGACCACTTAGAAGGTATAGTTACTCGAATGTCACCAGTCTTTAGTGCAGTAGGATCGCCATAGCTCTCGTAAGCCCTTTGCTTAAATTCTGTTAAATTATCACTGTCTGGCCCTAGCTTACCACCACGCGAATCTTCAACTCTAAGGGTCACTGTAGATACACTTTTAGTTTTGCCCTGTATGGTGCTTTTTCCAGTTTCTAAATCTAATGTCTGTATGTCTGCTTGGATTGGCAATCCCACATGAATCTTAGTTGAAGGATTAGCAATAGTAATAGCCCCTGACGAAACCACTTGGCGTGCCTCAACATTGCCATCTGCTAAAATTGATAGCGTTTTACCTTCCAAGTGCGATAACCCTGAAAGCTCATCAACGCCCTCCGCCCAGGAAGTGGTTGCTACAGATTGAAACGCTGTAGGTACGTCACGTCCAGCTCTCACCACAACCACAGTGGCTGATGTGTAAGTTTTGATTGTACAAACCAAGGTATTGAGTCCTATAGTTAAAACGATAGTATTACCCACATCGCCAGAACTAAAGCTTGAGGCACTGGCTGTTAAGGTCAAATCTTCAGTATGCTCCCAGGTCGTACCGCCCGATAAGGTCATCGAAGTAGAGCCGGTATGGGTGCCGTCATAACTCAAACCAGAATCCACAAAGAATGCATCCTCAACGTCAGTAAATACACGAGAACCTAATCTTTCTATGTAGCGTTTAGTGTTGCCATCGATGGTTCTCTTAACCACAAAATAAGTAGCATCTTCATTGCCCTCGGCCACAGAACAGACCGACTCAAAAGTACCATCGGTGTCATGCCTTGACCAGCCCCAAACCTCATGCTCACGCATATAGGTAAGTGCCGCTATTGAGCCGTCATCTAATACCGCCCAAACGATAGAGTGTGGGGCCTGTGAATAAGCCCACTCAGTAATTGACTTGCCAGCAAACAAATGATTCGACAATACAGTCAGATCGTTACCGGTATAGGTGTCTGACTCTAATGCATAGGCCAAGTCACGAATAATTGAGCCTTTTGACTGTACATACAAAATAGTGTTACCGATTACCAGCGGTGGTACCTCTGAAGCGCCACGATAGCCCTGCGGTTTGAGTGCAATTGAGGTTGGCGTTACCACATTTCCCTCATTAGATACCATAAGCCATTCACCGCCAGAGGTTAGAGTTACTAAATCTGAAAGTGGAACCATATGCCTAACCTCGTTAACCTGTGATGAGGCAATAGTAAAGGTAACTGCATCATCATCCCTTAAAGGTTCCGAAACATTAAAGTTATGATAATTACCGGTCTGTGACATCCACACTTTCTGAGGGTCGTTATTAGACTGACCAAAGGTCAATCGTTGTTGATAGTAAGTTACTGTTGATGGATATTCATCGGTAGTATTAAATATTGTTCTGTTTGTTGGTGGCGTGTCTGAGGCGTCAGCCTCAATATTGTCATCTTTAAATGTGGTAGAGGATGCACGTCCAACGAAACCATAAACACCACCTCTCTTTTTATAGACGTTATAGCTACTAGCTGCGCTCACACTCGACCAGGTAATGGTATTAGTAATGGTAGAGGATAGATTGTTGTTGGTTACTGATCCAGAGCTTGAGGCTACCGATTCTGCACCTGTAGTAGTATCCACACTGGTCACCACATATTCATAGGAGGTATCGTCCTCGCCTGAATCATAATTCTGTCTTGACACGCTGACACCGGTTGGTGCTGACATAGTTGTGCCAAAAGTAATATTACTAATCGACCATGAAGTGTGGGACGCTCTACTTAGTTCTTTAGGTGGATGGTCCGGATGACAAATCGTCATTATGTCGGCCGACTGAGTGAACTGTAATTGACTAAGGTCGGTGTGGGCGTATGGGGTAGTAATTTCTACTGGTGAGCCACCTGATTCTACCTGCCCTCCATCCTTAATAACTCTCATAATGAGATCACCAAACTCCAACACATAGGTCTGCTCAGTATTAAATTCAAAAGGAATTAACCTGGTAGATTTGCTTGAGTCTTTAGTTTCACAAATATATTTGGTGCCTGACCTATTAGACACACCACCGTGTGCCTGTACCATAAAGTTACGACAGGTCTTGAGGCCTACCGCATATTTGGCTAAATCAACTCTAGCGTGTAATGAGGGGGCTAACTCACCGCCTGAGAATGATGGCTGTATAACGTAGGCTGGCATTAAGCCCTCCCGTTAATCCAAGACGCTTCACGATTTATATCGTCAGCGGATTCATTGGCATTAAAAGCATGCGCCTCATTTATTGCAACCTGGTACATTTGATATGCACTTAGCATACGGTCATGATCCCTAGTCAATGGCATAGCTATGTCTGCTGCAATTCTCCAAGATAATGCATTAACAAACAAAGAGTCAAAGGTCAATGGGTTTGTCACTTTATAAGTGTAAACCAGTACCGCATCCTCCTGATCGGTCAGAATTACTCTTGAGTTATAAGCATCATTTAATGCAATCTCAAACTTAATTGGGTCACCTGCTGTGTCCGTTTGTAAGATTTCTCTGGCGTACAAGGCATCATTCGGATAGGAATAACGATACGACCAATTACCTGGTGGCGATCCTACATCACTTAATGCTAAGTGGCGTTTAGCAAAGCCCCATTGGTGCGCTCGCAACAAAGCATCACGAGAGTCTGCATACAACAAATTACAGTGAAAAGCTTCCTCACTTTTATCTGCGGTCAATGACGAAATAGTAGCGCTAGCGCCAATATGCGAGAGTGCCAAATTACAAATATCGACTTCACTAGCCATTTTTTACTCCGTAAATAATTAGTACCAGGGATTACTATCCCTGGATTTTATTTTTAAGCCTGTTTAGCTTTGGCTTTCTTAGCCGGTGCTTTTTTAGGCTTGGTCTTTACCTTTAAGACTTCCATCCAACTACCCAAGTGGGTTTTGTCTTGTATTTCAAAGACATCGCCCTCTTGACGTAGTATTTCATAGTAGCCTTCAGCGGTAGCTCTAACCTGCATTATGCGTTAGGATAAGACTGCCACTGCTGTGCGTCTTTAACGACTGATGCACTTAGCGTCATTGTTGGGCTTGTACCCCCAACATCGTAGTACAGACGTACATAACGCTCATTCGTATCAGGTATACCCAGAACTAACGTATCGCCAATGGCGGCACTCGCTATAGAGCGAGAGGTTAGTACTGTTGTAGCAGAACTAAATGAAGAGTTATCGTCCGTTTGAACTAGGACAGCTAGGGTTGGCGAAGTGCCTCCCATAGCAACGTCAAAGTTCAGCGCGATTTTCATGTCTTCGCCTACACCAATATCACGATCTGAACCCAAATCGATAATATTGGTAGAAGCTGCATCAGCCGTTACAGATTGTGCATCCGATAGCTGTAAATTGTAATCAATTATCATAATGTTTTCTCCTTAAAAAATCCGATTAGCTTACTGTTGCTTCGGTGTTTAAAATTGCATCATTACGTCTGAATGGAATTCCATCAAAAGTCATAACACGCTTACCAGCAATTTCGTCCATAGAAAGACGTACATTACTCGTATTAGTAATTTGCCTACGCAAGATTGATGAAACAGTACGGTTACCATAGAATGTCGCACGACCTAATCCTAGGTTTGGAACTTTCTCGATTGCTTGAACCATCAGATCAACTAAGTCAGCACCCGAAGAGGCATCTTTAGTTAAGTTTGATACATCGATATTAGGGATACGAACCACATAACGCCAGTCTCTCAAAGTTAAACCAATATCCCACTTATAGTGAGTACGGTAACCTTGATATTTACCTGATGCTGCATCCTCTAAAGTCACTTCACCAAGGTCTTGATGTTTCAGACCAGCTTGTGAACCTTTAGGATAGATACCATGA